GATTAATGCAAAACGAAAAAGGTTACACGTTAGCAGGCCATAAGATCTTCTTTGGCATCCCTGCTTACGACCACAAAGTTTCACTCAAACAAGCAATCTCTTTGATGCGGTTTGCCCAACAGGCGCCACAGCATGGGATTGAAATTACGATGGGTAGCATTTGTGGATGCTCGGTAGTTTCCCGGGCACGCAATCTTTTAGTTCAGGACTTTTTGGAATCTGACGCAACCGAGTTAATGTTCATTGATTCGGACATTAACTTCCAGCCAGAGGACATTATCCGTTTGATGGCATGGGTAACAGAAGACAATATAGACATTGCCGCTGGAATCCCGTGCGCCCGTAAGGCAGAAAAGACCTATATCGTCAAGCTAGATGAAGACGAGAAGGGTGTCACCATGAATGGCATGGGGCTAGTACGTGCACAACGTGTAGCTACCGCCTTTATGATGATTAAGAGAAAAGTAATTGAGAACCTAGTTAAAGATAACCCACAGTGGCAGTACTGGGACGAAAGAACCGGACGCTCGATCTCGGCTATTTTTGACTTTGCTGTCAAAGATAATTCCTATGTTGGTGAAGACTATCTGTTCTGTGACCGCGCCCGTGATGCTGGCTATCAAGTTTGGGTAGACCCAACGATCAAACTAGGCCATATGGGCGTACAAGAGTACGAAGGGGACTTTGGAAACGAAGCCTTCTACCCACGGCTTGTTAAAGACGAGAAGATTGCAAATGGCTAAGACTCCTGCGTGGCAACGCAAAGAGGGTAAGAACCCAAAAGGTGGGCTAAACGCTAAGGGGAGGGCATCGTACAACGCTGCTAACCCCGGTAAGCCCGGCTTGAAGGCTCCGCAACCCGAAGGCGGTTCACGTAAGAAGTCATTCTGTGCAAGGATGACAGGCATGAAAAAGAAGTTAACTAGCGCTAAAACCGCTAACGATCCAAACAGCCGTATCAACAAGAGCCTACGGGCGTGGAAGTGCTGATATGGAGATGATGCTTTGGAATATGGTGTTGACAGTATTACTAGGTGTCTTGGCCTATATTGGGCATGAGAAGGCATCTGAAATACAGAGACTCAACATTTTGATTAACAAAACTAGAGAAGAGGTGGCCCGTGATAACGTCACTCAAGCAGAAATGGACAAGTTTGTTGACCACATTGACCAACGCTTTAACAAACTTGAAGCAAAAATTGATCAACTTATGCAAAAGGGGTAAATAAAATGGCTAATCCGTATCAAGGTGATGATGTAGATCCGTTCAGTGGCGCTCGTGATGCTGAAACGGGTGATGTAAAACAGGTTGGGCTTCCTGCGTCTGCAAAAACTTCTAGGTTTGGAGCCGCATTTGCTGCTGCTCGTAGAGCCGGTGACAAGACTTTTGAGTTCAATGGTAAAAAGTACACCACTGAAATGGCTTCTGAAAAGAAGAAAGCACCCGCAAAAGGTAAATCACTTCCCGGTAAGGCTGCTGAAGGCCAAGTATCTGATATTGTTGGTGCTAAAAAAGGAGGCATGATTGGTTCGGCTTCTAAGCGTGCTGATGGGGTTGCTACTCGTGGCAAAACCCGTGGACGGATGGTCTAGCGTGGATCCTATTAAGGCTTTTCATTTTCTCGATATTGCTGTTCGGTCTTTAACTTCGCCTAAAAAGCCCAAGGAAGAGACGCCCAAAGAAGAGAAGAAAGAAGAGCCTAAGTCTGAGCCAGAAAAGAAACGCTCTGGTGGGGTAGTTGGTTCGGCTTCCAAGCGTGCTGATGGTTGTGCCCAGCGTGGTAAAACTAAGGGAAGGATTGTGTAATGGCTTTTAAATCAATGGGTTTGATACCCGCAGCATTATCTGGGGCGTTAGGTAAAGAAAATCGTGGGTTTGGTTTAGGTTTAATTCCCGGACTTCTTTATAAAGATCGGTACAAAGATAAGGAAGAAGAGCGTCAGGCACAAGAACAAGCCGCTGCCGAACAAGCCGCTGCCCAAGGTATGAAAAAAGGCGGTAAGGTAAAAATGTCCTCAGCGTCTAAACGAGCCGACGGTATTGCTACTAAGGGCAAAACGAAAGGCCGGATCGTTTAATGTATTTGACAAGCAACATTCCGTATTTTAAATGTTGGGTTAGAAAAGAGTTTACAAATGGGCATCAGGGTTATCACGGGGAGTATGTACACGCATTAGCAGTAGCAGTAACGACCATCCCTGATAGGTGTCTTAGTTTTCAAGTCATATTTACTGGGTGTGAAGCAGATGATGGTAGTCAACCAAATGTACATGGCGGTGCGATGTGGGCAAGGATGCCGATTACCGCTTTGGTTGGGGACATACCGCTTGAGCAATGGCCTGAGCGTATGCAAACCCATCTGGCGCAGCCTTGGGACTGTAGTTCGTATAACCACGGGGTTGTTAAAATTGATCGGGCGCAACCCTCTCCGTGGCTTTGTAAAATTAATAACGAGTTTCACACTGGGCGGTATCTGTTCACGGTTGACTATGCTGAGAGCGAGGTTTCAGAAGACCCGTCCCAGCATAAACAAAGCCATGTGCTTATACTGACTGATGCAGGAAAATGGACAGGAAATATAGTGGCACTACCGAATAATCGAGTGCGAGTTACCAGCCCAGCGTATTGGGTTACTGGGCAAGGAGCGCCTGATTTTAAACCCAGCCAATGGATTCATTGTGCAGAGCAGGATGATTCGTACATGGACCCAGAGGTAACTTTTAATAACTTGTATAAGGAGTCTAAGAAATGATGAAGTCCAAAATGATGGCTGGTGGTGGGATGATGAAAAAAATGGCTGCTGGTGGTATGCCGATGGGGCCAGATGGTAAGCCTACTTTTGTTGGTGATGGCAAAGGCAAGATGGCTAAAGGTGGTATGACAAAGATGGCTGCTGCTGGCGGCATGATGTCTAAGATGAAGGCTGGTGGCGGTGTCATGTCCAAGATGAAAACTAGCGGCGGTGCTTCTAGCGCCTCTAAGCGAGCCGACGGTGTTGCTGTAAAAGGCAAAACCAAGGGCAAACTTCTTGCCAAGGGTGGCATGACCAAATGAGGCCAAGCCGTGGCATGGGGGCTATGAACCCCTCTAAGATGCCAAAAGCCAAGACGATTACCCGTAAGGATAATCCGAACAAGGTCAAGATGTATGCTAAGGGCGGTGAGTCTAAGGTAAACGAGGCTGGTAATTACACCAAACCCGGTATGCGTAAGGGCCTGTTTGAGCGTATTAAGGCTGGCGGCAAGGGCGGTGCTCCGGGTCAGTGGAGTGCTCGTAAGGCTCAGATGTTGGCTATGCAGTATAAGAAGGCTGGCGGTGGCTACAAGTGAAGTGGTCAGACAAGCGCAAAAGGTCAATTAACTGCGATAGCCCAAAAGGGTTTTCGGAGAAGGCTCATTGCGCAGGAAGAAAAAAGAAAATGGCTGGCGGTGGATTGGCTAAGTCTCAACAATCCCTAAAAGCGTGGACCGATCAGAAATGGAGAACTAAAAGTGGCAAACCTTCTACGCAAGGATCGCAGGCTACAGGGGAAAGATACCTCCCAAGCAGCGCCATCAAAGCGCTCTCCCCGCAAGAGTATGCCGCGACCACCAAAGCCAAGCGAGCCGGAAAAGCAGCCGGAAAGCAGTTCGTCGCCCAGCCTAAAGGGGTGGCTAAAAAAGTTGCTCCGCATAGGAAAATAGGATGAAGAACTGGATTAAGTCGGCCATCAAAAAGCCCGGTGCATTAAGAAAGTCTTTGGGGGTCAAGGCTGGTGAGAAGATCCCAGCCAAAAAACTTGCCAAAGCGGCTAAAGCCCCGGGTAAACTAGGTCAACGTGCCCGTTTGGCACAAACACTTAAGAAGATGAAATGAGCACAACCGGGACGACCACCTTTAACCTAGACCTCAATAACCTCGTAGAAGAGGCTTTTGAGCGTTGTGGCGCCGAGTTACGCTCGGGCTACGATATGCGTACTGCCCGTCGTTCCCTTAACTTATTAACGATTGAGTGGGCTAACCGGGGTATTAACCTGTGGACTATTGAGCAGGGATCGATCCCCATAAATCAGGGACAGATTTGTTATGCCCTACCTGTGGATACTATTGATTTGATGGACATGGTAATCCGTACCCAGACCGGTATTAACCAGTCAGACATCAATATCAACCGGATTTCTAGTAGCACCTACTCTACGATCCCTAATAAGAACGCCCAAGGCAGGCCGATTCAGGTATGGATTGACCGCCAGAGTGGGTATGAGAACGTCACAACCAAGACCCTAGCCACCACGATTACCTCGACTTCTAACACCATCACCTTAAGTTCCGTAGATGGGTTGAATTACGTTGGGTTTATCAAACTGGGCAACGAAACCATTGGTTATAACGAAATATCAGGGAATACCCTACAAAACTGTGTTCGGGGGGTAGATAACAGCACGGCTACTGCACATACCGCCGGGGCTATTGTGACGGTGCGAAACCTGCCCAATATCTGTGTGTGGCCTGCCCCAGACCAGTCTAATTTTTATTCCTTTGTTTACTGGCGTTTGCGCCGTATCCAAGACGCTGGTAACGGTATTAACACCGAGGACATCCCTTTCCGTATGATCCCTTGTATGGCGGCTGGATTGGCCTACTACCTGTCCCTGAAGATACCTGACGCTATGAATAGGATCGAGATGTTGAAGGCGTCCTACGAAGAGCAGTGGGCGTTAGGGTCGAGTGAAGATAGGGAAAAGGCGTCTTTGAGGTTGGCTCCACGGCAGTATTTCTACTAAGGTAAGCCATGTCCGGCCCAAAGTTTGCTTCTGGTAAAAAAGCAATATCGGAGTGCGATAGATGCGGATTTCAGTATCAGTTAAAGCAATTGAAGAAATTGGTAATCAAGACCAAGAACATCAATTTGCTCGTTTGCCCGACTTGCTGGGAACCGGATCAGCCACAGTTGCAGTTAGGGATGTACCCGGTTTATGACCCACAGGCTTTACAGAACCCAAGAAAAGATACCAGTTATATACAGGCCGGTCTTACAGGTATTCAGACTAACCCGTTAAACTTGCCGAATGAGGATGTAGATGCTTTTGGAACGCCGTCTGGCGGTAGTAGACAGATACAATGGGGGTGGAACCCTGTTGGTTTGGACAACCCCTTGCAGTTATCTGGGTTACTGAATAACCTAGTGGCTAACGGGGAAACAGGAACCGTAACAGTAACAATTACTTAGGAGCAAAACATGGATATGAAAGCAGCATTGAAGGCGCACATGAAAAAGAAGGGTGCTAAGGCTCACCCGGACTCCAATGTGAAGAAACTCGCCAAGGGTGGTAAAACCAACCTCCAGATGAAACAATTAGGCCGTGGGCTGGCAAAAGTTGCCAACCAGAGGAAGGCTATGTCGATGGTTCGTAAAACGGGGATCTAATATGGATACGCCAGTCAAGCAAATACCAATTGTGCCCAATAACAATGGGTACCCTAACAACGTGCCTAACACGCAAACTCAACGGACTCGTGGAACTAAAAACACGACCCGTGGGAACAGTCATAGCAAAAAGATGGGGTAAGTTGTGAATTACTCAACGCTGTTTCAGACCATACAAGCCTACGCTGAGAATAACTTCCCAGATACGGTGGTCGCGACTACCACTGCTACGACGACATCTTTTCTTACAAAAGATCAGGTAGACACGTTTATTCGTCAGGCCGAGCAGAGGATATATAACAGCGTCAACCTCCCGGTAATGCGGGAGAACGTAACGGGTAATTGTACAAGTGGAAATAGGTTTTTAACTACACCTACGGATTGGCTTTCCACGTTCTCATTGGCCCGAATTAATGCTGATGGAAGTTACGATTACTTGCTAAACAAAGACGTTGAGTTTATTCGGGAGTCTTTCCCCATCCCTGCTACTACAGGTGCTCCCACTCATTACGCTATTTTTGATGAAACCACGTTCATTTTAGGGCCGACTCCAGACGCAGACTATACTATGGAGTTGCTTTATTACGCCTATCCAGCGTCTATTGTTACGTCTGGTACAACTTGGCTTGGTACTAACTTTGACTCGGCACTTTTGTATGGATCGTTACTTGAAGCCTACGCCTTTATGAAGGGCGAAAAAGATGTTAACGATAATTACGTAGCCCGTTATAATGAAGCGCTTGCCATGTTGAAACAACTTGGTGAAGGCAAAGATCGTCAAGATACATACCGTACAACTCAAACAAGGGTTCAAGTTCGATGAGCACGATGAGCGAAGTGGCCTTCCTTTTGGGTGGCAGTCAGGTCAAAGTATTAACAACTTCTGGTCGTGGGTTTACACCAGAGGAAGTTGCCGAACGGGCCTTGGACAAAATTATTTCTGTAGGTTCGCAAACGCATCCTGCTATTAGAGATCAAGCAGAGGCGTTTAAAGATCAAATCCGTCAGGTTTTGGTGTTTTATATGAAGGAAGCCATTAAGTCGCACCATACGACGTTGGCTATCAAGTTCAGGAAAGCGGGACATCCTGAGTTTATTAAACTTTTAGATGAGTAAAGGAGCCTAATATGGCTATCACGCAAGCAATGACAACCTCGTTTAAGGCCGAACTTCTTTTGGCTGTACACGATTTTCGTCCCTCAGCGGACACCGGAGCAGACATTTTTAAACTTGCTCTGTACACTTCTTCGGCTTCTTTGGACGCCAACACAACGGCGTATACTGCTTCTAACGAAGTTGGTACTGTTGGTACTAACTATTCGGCTGGTGGACAAGCACTAACTAACACGGGTGTAACGGCAACCAACATTAACGCCAACACCGGCACAGGCTTTACTGACTTTTCCGATGAGACCTTCACGAACGCTAACTTCACGGCTCGTGGCGCTTTGATTTACAACACTACTCCTTCGGCAAACAGCAATGCTAATACCACGCTGACCAATGCATCAGTTTGTGTGTTGGACTTTGGTGCAGACAAAACGGCTTCGGACGGTGACTTCACCATTATTTTCCCGACCAATGACTCAAGCAATGCCATCATCCGTATTGCTTAATTAACAAACCTCCCCTAAAGGACAAATCATGGCTGGTTGGAGCATAGGGCCTTATGGGGAGGGAGACTTTGGTGTAGGTAATCCAAACGCTTTAGTAAGTGTTACTGGGGTAGACGCCTCTGCATTACTTGACCCAGTAGGTGTTGCCGCAGGTGGAGAAGTTGAACCTGCTGGTGTGCAGGCTGAAGTAGAACTTGGGCAAGAAACCGTAACCGCTGGTGCTAATGCGTTTCCGGCAGGTGTTGAAGGTGTAGGTGAAGTTGGTCAAGTCAGTCTTGGTATTGGAATAAATGTTCAGTCCACTGGTGTTGAAGGTACCGGGGAAACCGGGGTAGGTGATCTTGTTCTAGCAGCAAATGTATACCCAACCGGAGTACAAGGTGACGGTGAAATAGGTGAGACAGAGGAAGAGTCCGCTTATTACGTTACTGGAGTTGAAGGCTCTGGGGACGTTGGTTCTTTAAAAGTAAGTACGGATGTAAATTATATTGGCTGGGGGTCTGGGCCGTGGAGTCGTGGTGCTTGGGGTGCTGATTTCCGTGGGACAAACGTAGATCCCGTAACTGCTACCGGTCAAGTAGGTTCTGTTTCGTTACGAATTGCTGCAAACATATACGCAGTAGGGGTTGAAGGTAACGGGGAAGTTGGGCAGGTTGGGTTTAGATTTAATGCGGCTGTTCGGCCTACCGGTGTAGATGCTTCTGCATTATTAGACCCAGTAGGGGTTGCTGCGGGTGCTGAGATTGAACCTGCTGGATTTCAGGCTGAGGTTGAGTTAGGGCAAGAGTTTGTAACCGCTGCCGCTAATGCCCCTGTTACAGGTGTTCAAGCCACCGGGGCAGTTGGAACAGAAACGGTAATTACAAAGGTTGATGTTCGTTTAGTAGGGGTTTCTGCTACCGGGGTATTAGGGCAAGACACGGCAGAGGGTAGTGCGACAGTTCCCGTAACCGGGGTTCAAGCCTCTGGAGCGGTTGGTCAGGTAGCACAGCGTACCGCTTATTATGTTACCGGGGTTGAGGGAACCGGAGAAACCGGATCTGTAACGGTAGTTGGTAAGGCTAATGTATATCTAGTAGGGGTAGTTGGAACAAGTCAGTTAGGGGAAACTGACGAAAGCGGCGCAGCCAATGTGCCAGTGATTGGGGTAGAGGGAGATTCTGAACTTGGGCAAATTACTACCAAGACAGTTAACTTTATACCGGTCACACTTCAACAGGCAACAGGTTCAGTAGGTAATGCTGTAGCAAGTATCCCGATAAGTGTATCTGTAACGGGGGTTCAAGGACAAGGGCGTGTTGGTAAAGTTTTGATCTGGAGTAAAATTAACCCCAATCAGAACCCCAACTGGCAGCAGATTAACGATGTACAAACACCAAATTGGTTGCCCATAGCGGCTTAATTTAAGGAGTAAAAAATGGCAAGTACCTATAGTAGTTTAAAAATTCAACTTATGGCTACCGGGGAAAACTCGGGGACATGGGGTAACGTAACTAATGACAACTTAGGGGTGGCATTAGAAGAGGCTATCGTTGGTTCTGCTGACGTAACCTTCGCTAGTGGAAACGTGACCCTAACATTAACGGATACTAATGCTTCTCAGACGGCTCGTAACCTTCGGTTAAATTTAACTGGAACCACGGGTGGCACTCGTGATCTTATCGTTCCAGCGATTGAGAAGATTTATATCGTCAATAACGGTTGTGCGGATACCATCACTGTTAAAAATAATAGTGGCACAGGTATTGCAGTCCCTGCTGGTAAAACGATGTATGTGTATAACAACGGAACTAACGTCCTTGACGCAATTACACATCTAACTTCTCTAACTCTAGCGACTGCGCTACCTATCACTTCCGGTGGTACCGGATCTACCACAGGTACTTTTTCTGGCGCAAACATAACATCGCTAAATGCATCTTCTATTTCTAGTGGGACATTAGACAACGCTCGTTTAGATACTGTTAGCGTGGCTAAAGGTGGTACAGGACAGACTACGTACACAAACGGGCAGTTACTAATTGGTAACACTACAGGAAACACACTCGCTAAAAACACGCTTACTGCCGGTACCGGGATTGGAATTAATAATGGTGCTGGGGCAATTACAATTAACTGTAACGTCGTTGGTGGCGGTGGTTTTAGTGGATCTCAAGGATTCTCCAGCCCCGGAAACTTTGCTGCTCCCCCAACTACTAATCAAGTTTATGTGGTACTTCAGGCTGGCGGTGGCGGTGGCGGTGGCGGTACTGCTGTTCAACCCGAGGGTGCTACGTCTGCGGGTGGCGCTGGTGGTGGCGGTGGGGCCGCAATGGGAGTTGTCCCTGTTACAGGCGGATCAAATTACACAATTACTGTTGGCGCTGCTGGTAACGGAGGTGCCTCTAGTAATGGGAACACTGCACAATCGGGCAATGCAGGCGGCGCTAGTTCATTTAGTAATTTAATTTCTGCTAACGGGGGTGGCGCAGGAAATTCTGGAAATAACCCGGCTGGTCCCGGTAATCAAGGAACGGGTGGAACTGGAGTTGCCCCAACGGGAACCGCATTACCAACTAATCAACCAAATACTGCTTTTGGTAGTGGGGGCGGCAGTAACACCAACCCTGTTCTTGGTGGTGGCGGTAGAGGTCCCACAACTCCTTTCCCTCCTACAGCCTCAAATGGTCAGGCCGGTGCTGGTGGATTTGTATTTGTAGCATATTAAGGAAACAATCATGAAAAAAGCACTTATTAATGAAAATGGCGTAGTTTCTCAAGTAGAGACGGTTCCATTTGATATGGCCCCCCCGTGTTTTTGGGTGGATTGTGCGGACGATGTAGTAGCGTATAAATATAAATATGAAAATGGAGCAGTTGTTCCTATACCAGAACCTGCACCTGTTCCACCAACCGCTGATGAAAATGAAGCAACAGCAAAACAAAGACTTCAAGATTCTGATTGGTCAGTTTTGCCTGATGTAAACCTTCAGAATAAAACAGATTGGGAAACTTATCGTTCCGCTCTTAGGGCAATTGTGGTTAATCCACAGCCGGGGGTTTTAACTTGGCCTACAAAACCGCAAGAAATCTGGACTTAATGTTGTTAGAGGAGATTGGGTATGTGTAATTTGGAGTTTAGCAATAAGTTTGAAATTGATAAGTACGCTCATTTAAAAAATGTGCTGCCTAGGGAAGATTGCAGTAAATTAGTAGAGCAATTAAAAAAACTTGTTGCTAACCAACAAACTACAAAAGATCCGCAGTGCCCTTTGTCTGAAGGTATTCATGGAGCACCTGTTTTTGATTCTTTGTTAGAACAACTTCTCCCTAACTTTGAGATTGCATCAGGTAAAAAACTTTATCCTACTTACGCCTATGCTCGTCTTTATGCTCCCGGGGAAGAATTAAAAATTCATAGAGATAGGCCATCTTGTGAAATAAGTGCGACCCTAACTTTTGGTTTTGAAGGTAATGTTTGGCCTATTTATATGGGTGATGAGGGCGGTGCTAATGCTTCCAAAATATTATTGGAAGTTGGTGATGCCGTTTTATACCGTGGATGTGATAAGTATCATTGGCGTGAGCCGTATAAAGAAGGACAATGGCAGGCCCAAGTGTTTCTGCATTACGTAGATGCTAATGGCCCCAATGCGGCGTGGAAATATGATAAAAGACCTAAACTTAGTCACCATGATTCAGGAGTTTTATATTGGCATTTTCCTCAAGCCGTACCAGAAGAGGCTTGTAAAAGATTAATTAATTCTATTGAACAATTTACTCCAGAAATAGCAAGAGTTAATGGGGATAATCCTATTGAAGGTTTTGGGGTAATAGAAAAAGAAACTAGGGACGTAAAAAAAATTCCATTATCTTCGTGGAATGGAATAGGCGCACAAATGGCAGGTATGGGTTTATCGGCTAATCAACAGGCTTGGAAGTTTGATGTTACCTACGCTAATCAATGTGATTATCTTATTTATGATGTTGATGGTCACTACACCGCTCACACAGACACACAAATGGACTCAACCCAAACAGATTGTAGAAAATTAACAGTTCTTTCTTTTCTAAACAAAGATTTTGACGGGGGACGCTTATTTTTACAAATTGACTCAAAAAAAATATATCCACCACAAGAAGCCGGGTCAGTTTTAGTTTTTCCTTCTTTTGTGCTTCATGGAGTTGAACCGGTTACAAAAGGTATACGAAGATCAGTTGTAACTTGGATGGTTGGCCCGTGGTTTAAATAAGGATAAAAAATGTCTGAAATGTCAGAACAAATACAATTAGATCAAAGAGTAGTTAATTACAGACTAGAAAATTTTGTAGGTATTTTTAAAAACGCTTACACAAAAGAATTCTGTGAGCGGGTAATTAAACATTATAAAGATATGGCTGATTCTGGTCATGGGCGGACACGTTTTGAATTTGAAAATGCAGAAAGAACTAGAAAAGATGACACACAAATATTTGCGGATGACATAGATTACATACCACTTCGTAAATCAACAAAAGAGTTTAATGAAATTTTTTGGGGTAAATGTTTCCCTGTTTATGAACAAGAATATTCTGCTTTAAAAGATTCTGGTAGACATAATAACTATTCTTTTAAAATCCAAAAAACTAAAATAGGTGGTGGGTATCATGTTTGGCATTATGAATCAGGTAGTAGAGAGTATTCTCATAGACTTTTAACTTGGATTCTGTATCTTAATGATGTGCAAGAAGGTGGGGAAACTGAGTTTCTTTATCAACATATGCGGGTTAAACCTGAACAAGGAACGCTCGTGATTTGGCCTGCTGCATTTACGCATACCCATCGTGGCAATCCACCATTAAGCAATGAAAAGTATATTGTCACCGGTTGGACAGAATTTTAAGGAGCCACAATGAAAACAGTAATTGAAGCGCATAAGGTAGATGGGGTAAAAGTCTGCCGCTCTGAAGAAGTCCATGTCTGTGCCTCCTGTGGGTACGACTTAGATGAGGCTGAGTTGGCGGCTGACACTTGCTCTGACTGCGGCGCACCTTTGAAATTAAGAAAGTCCGTATCTGTATGGGCTACATCTGTACCTAAAGCCGGTGCTAAAACTTGGGGCCAGACTTAGGAATAGGAATGAATCTTGTCAGACTTAGACCCAATTATTACCACCGCGAAAGCGGCAACTAGGAACATTAAATCCGCTGTTGAGTCGGGTAAGGAGATTAGTTCAGCAGTCGAGTCAATACAAAACTTTGGAATGGCGGAGGTCAAAGCCCGTCATGCTTTTAAGGCGGTACGTAGTAGGAAAGAAGGCGAAATCACAATCATGACCGCTATGGCGGAGTGGCGTAGGCTAGACCAGATACGCCGCATGGAGTTGGAAGTAAAAGATTTTCTGATCCAACAGTTCGGGCAGTTCAAGGGTGAGGAAGAGTTCGAGAAGGTCAAGAAGATTAAAGATGACATGATTGCCCGTCATGCCAAGAGTAAAGATGCAATGGGCAGGGATATAGAGAAGTTACGAGAGTTGCAGATTATTTGTGTGACGCTGGCGTTTCTGGTTGTCACTATTTATTACATCATGAAGGGTCACCTGTAATGGCTGAGAAACTAAACGCTAATGACACGCTCTCTAAGGTGCTGGCGTATGTTGACTCGCCGTTTAAACTCTTTGCCATGATCATGATGGCGGTGCTGGCCTTTGGTGGTTGGATGCTGTATGACAACAAAGACCTGATCGTAGGCACCTACAAAGAACACCAGAAGTTGCCGGACATTGTGGAAGACCGGGTTGAGGACGCTGTAGCCCACCTGTTTAAGACTACGGGTGCAACTACCGTGGCAGTGTTTAAGGTGAACCCCCTGCTGGGAACCCGGGTGCAGTATCGGGCGTATACCAAAGAAGGCAGG